CGCCGCCAGTGTCACCTTTCAACGTGTCAGCAATGAAACTCGCTGGTGCATACGGCCCAGAGGGGAAGGTGATTGCTGCCACCAGCACGACGCTAACCTTGCCCTCCATTTCGATGGAAGCAATGCGCGGCTATGACGTGACCATCATCTCGGGCACTGGTGCTGGTCAGCGCCGCAGGATCATCGATGTGGCTGAACCGGTGGTTCATGACAGTGGCATCGTAACCGCCGTCGCTAATGCTCTTGGCGGCATCACTTTGACCGACACGCTGAAGACGTGGAGCGTAAACCAGTGGGCTGGCTACACGGTACGTATCGCTGGTAACTCTGGTCTCGGGCAGTATCGGCGCATCTTATCAAACGCTGCCACTGTGCTGACGGTTGGCGACTCTACGCAGATGAATATGCGTTTCAACAACCCGGCGATCTTTGCCCCGGCTATTGCATCTACTGCGGGCGCACAGAGCGCTTATGTGGTCGAATCGCAAGTCGTGACACTAGACAGCGCTTGGGCAGTAACTCCCGATACGACCTCAGTGTTCCGTATCCAATCAGGCATGATTATGCTGGTCAGTCCGAACGCAGCGACAGCAACAGCACCGTTCTATCTGACTCAGTTGTACGACATTCTTACTGACACGTGGTACGTGCTGCCTACGATGACAAACATCATCACCGCTGCTGTAACAGACCTCAGTCTGGAGCGGACGAGTGAGAACGCATCCATCTGGGCAAATGGCACTGCGACTGGAGGTACAACTACCACCCTCATTGACGCTTCGATGGGGGTAGAACGTGCCGCATGGGGGACGAACCAGTGGGCAAACTACTGGGTCTACATTAGTTCAGGCACTGGTGAGGGCCAGATCCGTCAGATCGCATCGAATACCGGTACGACGTTGACGTGGGCGACGGCTGGCACTGCCCCAACGGCAGGCAGTCGCTACCAGATTATTGGCTTCGACGCCGGTATCGCCACGGCGGGTGCTGCCTCAACGCTTACTGATTCCACTAAGTCGTGGGCTGTAAACCGTTGGGCTAACTACTGTGTCCGCATTCTGGCTGGAACTGGGGCCGGGCAGGTACGCCCCATCGTCAGTAATACATCGACTGTATTGACCGTTATTGGTACATGGGACACGAACCCCGACAGCACCTCTGTGTTTAGTATCCAGGGCGATCCTGACAAGGCGTACATCTTCGGTGGTGGTATTGCCGCCGCGCCGATCATCAACTTCTCGTCGCAAGTGCAGTCATTTGGTCGCCAACAGGATTGGGGTATCGCTCGCAACGCGTCATGTGCGGTCGGTGGGTATCAGCCAGTTGCTATCACCACACTGGCGAACGCTACGACGACAGCAACAGCCACCACAGCGCACCCGCATCAGTTCCGTGTTGGTGAACTCGTTACCGTGCGTGGTGCCACTGACGCCAACTTCAACGTCACGAACGTGGCAATCGCCACCGTGCCTTCAGTCACGACGTTCACCTACACGATGTCTGGGACGCCTGCGGCGACCACGATTCCCGGCACCCAGTCAACGACCACACTGACCGACGCTTCTAAAGCCTGGACTACCAACCAGTGGGCTGGCTTCATGCTGTATATGTATGCCGCTACACCAACTGCTGCGACCGGTGCTACTACTGGTCAGGTTGTCCGCATTATCTCCAATACAGCGACCACCCTCACACTGTCGCATGTTGTTACGGCCCCGACGAACGGTATCAGTCGCTACGCAATCTGTGCGTTGTCAGCCGTTGGTGCTGTGGACTTCGGTGTTGCCACTGGCACGCACTCCACGACCACCTTGCAGGACACTACGAAGACTTGGGCCGTCAACATTCATGCTGGCAAGCGCGCCCGCATTGTGGCTGGGCCGGGTTCGCCCGCCGAGGCCGTCGTCTTGTCCAACACGGCTAGCACACTCACGTTCTCGGCGGCGCTTGGCGCAGCACCAGTTTCAGCACAGACGACCTATATCCTGCTTGAATCGACCTCCAAGGGTCTTGGAGTCAGCGCCAACTGGGCGTTTGGCACTAGCGATGCAAACATGCGTGGCAGGTATGTGTACTGTACACGTGGAGGTGCCACTTCTGGGTTTGACCGATGGGATGTCACCACTGACCGTGTGAACCCTATCGCCACATCACCTTTGACGGAAACTTTGACGACGGGAACTATGACCGCTTATGACGGTATGGATCGCATCTATTTCCATAAGGATGCAACACAAAGGGTGTATTCGTTAAACGTTATTACTGCAAATGTTAATGGCGCTGGAATGTATCCATATTCTGCACCAACTGCTGTACTTGGTAATCGTATGGAAATTTTTACAACAAAAGATGGTTTAAAGTATTTGTGGTTAAACCGAGCCTCTTTTGCCGAATGCTACCGATACCTTCTGTTCTGGTGAGAATAATATGAAAATTTCAAATATCATTGAAATGTTAGAAAACAAAGTCATATTTTTAAAAAACCAAAGAGTTATGTTGCATTCTTTAGGTGATCTTTCGGGAGTTATTAATTTAGATAATGAAATTGAAGAAACCGAAACTACACTTACTCAATTATTAGAACTCTAAAAGGGAGAACCGGCTATGCTACTCATGCTTTTATCGGATAAAGAAAGTATTAGTGGCTCCAGTCTTATTCCAGGTGAAGGTAATTCATTAATATCTGGAATAATCGCTGCAAAAAGCTCAACTTCGGTAAATGAAATTAATGCGTCGGCTACTTGTTTAGTAAATGCAACTATAATATATAATACAAATGCATTAAATGCAGAAGGAACTAGTTCCACCTCTTCCAACATCTCTACAATTTCTGTATCAAATATAGTAACCGCTATTGGCCTTTCATCAGTAAATTCATTTGCTACTTCAACTTCGCAGATAAACGTAATAAGTTCAAATGGTTTTGGATTCGCAAACGCAATAGGTTCTTTAATAAGTTCAACAAACATATTACTTGTAAATGGAACATCGTCTGTTCTTGGAATTGGTTCATTTATAGGTGGAACGACTCTTGTATTAAATCTGGTAGCAGCCAATGGAACTTCTATAGTAAATTCTAACATTGCGCAAATAAACAATATAAGTTTAAATTCTAATGGATCTTCATTTATAGAATCCTTATTTACAATAGTTTCTGAATGCAATCCATATTCTGCTAATGGTACTTCAGAAGTTAGTAGTTTATTAGAAAAAATTATTCTACTTTATACCGATGTTAGTTCTGGAAATAGTGTTGTTTTATCATATTTTACAGCAAATGCCGCATTTAATATTTCTTGCAATGGTCTTTCTGAAACCTTAGCCTTTGGCTATGGGTTAACTATAAAACAAGAAATGCTCTTTTATTACGAACCAGGAACGTTAGCATTCTACGAACCAGTTTCAATATATTTTCACGAACCAAAAATTAAAGTCTTTTACGAATAAAAGAGAAAGGAACTTTAATGTCTGTTTGGACCTATCAAAAGCAAGCAGAACTTCCATATTTTTCAGTAGCTTGGTATGATGGCTCTGGCGATTTAATAAATTTTAATAATAACTACACTTTTGAAGTTAAATTAATATCTAAAAAAACAAATACGGTCGCACTTACAAAAACAAATTTTATAGTTGGAAGTAATCTTAAACCAAATATCACTGTCGTTTGGCAACCTGGAGAATTAGACCTAACTGAAGGTCTTTACACATTAAGATTGAAAGCTACAAATACCGATGGTGACAGATTCTTTAGTCCAGATAATGAACCGGTCATAAGAATCATTTCGTAATAGATGGAGGAAACATGTCAAAACAAGTTCCATTGTATATTACATCTGGACTTCCTTGTAGTCGGACAATTACTGTTACTTTACCAAACGGACGGTCTTGGTGGACTTCGGGCTCTCAGTTTGAAGTGCTCTCTCAAATCCGAGAGTCTTCTGATGAGTCGTCACCCCTTCTTTTAGATTTGAAACAGTATTTAGTGGTTACTTTTACAGCACCAAACACCGTAGGGATAGTTCTTACGATTAGTGGCACAAACACAAGACGTTTAAAAAAGTCTGGTTACTATGATATGGTTATATCAGATCCGTTAAATACAGACGATAGAGCCTTTGTTTTAGTAAGTGGGCCCGTTTACAGGGATAGTGTTGTGACTGCAGATGTTCAGGAATTAGGTTAACATGGCGAATGAAGAAGTTTTTGTAACTGTACAAAATGTTGTACCTACACCAATAACCGTATCTGTAACAGAAACGGTTCAAACACCAGTGTCTATATCCGTCGGTGGCGCCGTTCCTGGAGAGGCAGGGATGCTTAATGGAACCACTCTTGCGGCAAACGTCGTTACGTCATCTCTCACAAGCGTTGGTACGTTAACCTCTTTAAACGTTACTGGGACAATAACTGCTGGTACATTCTCTGGTGCTCATTCTGGTACATTAAGTGGTAATGCGTCAACGGCAACAACACTCCAAACTGCTAGAAGCATAAACGGAACAACTTTTAATGGTTCCGGCGACATTACGACGGCCAACTGGGGAACATCGCGAAATATAACGATTGGTAGCACCACTAAAGCTGTTAATGGGTCGGGTAACGTATTTTGGACAACCGCTGAAATTGGTGCTGAAGATAGAGCTCCGTTGGGAGTTCCTCGATTCAATCTAGGAAACCCAACCGTTCGCGAAATGGCTTTATTTGACTCACAGAGTAATAACAAAACCGAGTTTCTTCCAATCACAAGTATTTTTGTAGAATCGTCAACAAATGGTACAACCTGGACAACATTTTCTGTTACAGATCAACAAAAACGTAGGCTTGTTGGTGGAGATTTTGAAACGTCTATAGTTATTCCTAATGGTACGCCATTTTTTAGAATAAGATTAAGACTACCATCACCGCAGTACGTATGGGTTGAGCAGCTCTACTCATATTTCTCGACAAATGGTCATAGTTGGGGAGTTCGTGTTTTTAGAAAACACGATAGTGATTCTGGTTGGACGCAACACACATCATCAACTGCCACTGGAAACGGGTGGCCAGGTCATCTGTTTCTTCCTTTTGCTACCCCAATTCAGTGGCGAAACGACGGGAATGCAGTCCAGGGAACACACGATCACGAAATCTATATTCTGTTCACGCCGGTTTGGAACCCGATTTACCCATCAAATAATATCAACCTAACTAAAATTCAGTTGTGGGGTGGGTATCCTGCCGGCCGACGTAATCTTTATACAACCGACGATCTTCAAAACGCAACGTTTCCAGCAACAGTAACTGCTACAACTTTTTCCGGAGCTCATTCTGGCTCAGGCGCTTCTCTTACCAACATTCCAAACTCGGCTACGACGGCTTCCAGTTCAAACATAGGCAGCGCTATCGTGGCTCGTGATGCGAGTGGGAACTTCACGACATCAACAGTAACCGCAACTACTTTCACTGGTGCCTTAAGCGGAAACGCGACAACAGCAACAACTCTACAAACAGCTCGTTTAATAAACGGCGTCTCGTTCAACGGCTCGGCTGATGTTACAATCCCGATGACTGGCGCTGCCGCAGCAGGATCATTGACTGGTACAACTCTAGCCGCAAACGTTGTTACGTCGTCTTTAACAAGCGTTGGTACGTTAACGTCTTTAACTGTTGCCGGAACAATAACTGCTACAACTTTTTCCGGAGCTCATTCTGGCTCAGGCGCTTCTCTTACCAACATTCCAAACTCGGCTACGACAGCAACCAGCGCAAACACCGCCAGCGCTATCGTGGCTCGTGATGCAAGTGGGAACTTCACGGCAGGAACGGTAACCGCTACCTTAAGCGGAAACGCCTCAACGGCAACTACACTGCAAACTGCTAGAACAATTAATGGTGTTTCATTTAATGGTTCAGCCAACATAACTGTTGCTGCTGCAGCTGGAACTTTGACCGGGTCGGCATTGCCTAATACCGTAACCGCATCTTCACTTACCAGCGTCGGTATTTTAACCTCTTTAGATGTATCTGGTCTGGGAATAACTTTTAGTGGCGCAACGGTCGTTGGTACAGCAAACCAAATGGGTCTTCGATGGGCAGCTGGATTCTCTTCAATTATGGGAACCGTCGATAACAGCGTATATGCAACTTTAGGAACAGTATCAGACCGTAGGCTTAAGCGAAATATTTTAGACATTGAAGACGCAATAGAAAACATCAAGCAACTTCGACCAATAACATACCATGGTGTCGAATTTGATGGGTCTGATCCAGACGGGCCAGAACTTCTTGGTTTCATCGCAGATGAAGTCTCTGAGGTATACCCCTCTTTGGTTATGGGAGAGGCGACAGAGACAACTTATCAATCCGTTGATTATGCAAGAATGGTCGTTCTCTGCGTTAAGGCAATTCAACAATTATTGACAAAGATAGAAGATTTAAATGACAGGGTAGATCTTCTCGTCTAATCGTAGCGTTAGGAGATGTTATGTTAACTCTTACAGTATCTGGTGGTGAACTTTTTGACGAAGCCACACAAACATTCCTTTCCACTGAAGATGTAACTTTACACTTAGAACATTCTCTTTTGTCGCTGTCAAAATGGGAGTCAAAATTTCTAAAACCGTTCTTGTCAAATAGTAGCAAAACGACCGAAGAAATTTTATGGTACATTCGTTGTATGATAATTGATAATAATTACAACGAAAACTGCCTACTCCATCTATCTCAAAGCAATCTTGAGGAGATTAACGCCTATATTAATTCTCCACAATCAGCGACTACCTTTGGTTCTATGCCAGAATCTAGAGGTAGAGGAGAGGTTATAACCGCAGAGTTAATCTACTATTGGATGGTCGCATTCACCATCCCAATTACATGCGAAACCTGGCATATAAACCGATTGTTCTCATTGATTCGAATCTGCAATATTAAGAATTCAAAACCTCAAAAGGGTAATCGAAACGAAATTGCGGCAAGAAACAGAGCATTAAATGAACAGCGAAAACAACAACTTAATACAACCGGTTAGTTTGGAGAGACATGGCAAAGTTATCTTGGGATCAAACCGGAGTAAATGACTACGAGGGTGGCGTTGACAGGGGCGTAATTTATTCCTCTGATGGTCGAGTTTTTTCTTGGAGCGGTCTTGTTTCGGTAACCGAAAACTTCAACGTCACATCGAACCCGGTGTACTTTGACGGACAAAAAATTTCTGACTTCACAACCCCCGGGGCCTTTTCCGGAAACATTACTGCAATAACATATCCAGAAATTCTTAATGATTTAATTGGGCTTGATTCTTTAAAACCTGGTGTTTACTTAACCGGTCAGCGACCCAAAACGTTCGGGTTTTCTTATCGGACAAAGGTCGGTAATGATGGAGCATATAAAATTCATATCGTCTACAATGCGACCGCAATTCCGTCCGAAAGAAATTACGAATCTACCAATAGTAGTGTCTCTTTTGTAAACTTTTCTTGGGAGATACACACGGTGTCTGAAGAGGTCGATGGGTTTTTACCAACCTCTTACTTGATTATTGATTCTAGAAAAACAAACCCGGCGCTACTAGAGCGAATAGAAACAATACTTTATGGTGGCGATACACCAAATCCATATTTACCAAGCTTTTCGGATCTTATTGCTCTTATTTCTGGGTGGTCGATTGTCGAAATTATTGACAATGGCGATGGTACTTGGACTGCGACGACGCAGTATGATGGATATATTACAATGCTTGAGGATGGAAAGTTCCGACTAGACAATGTCGATGCTACATTTATCAATGCTACCACTTATACAATTCAAACAAACTAGTTATCTAAGGAGATTTAATGACTAGCGTAACGGCTTATACCGCTCAAAGAATGAAAGCCATCGAGGATGGGGCTGTTATCAGCGGAGCAGTTGTTGGCGATAATCTTATTTTAACAAAGTTTGATTCTACGACAATTAATGCTGGAAACGTTCGTGGCCCTCAAGGGGTTCAGGGGGTTCCAGGAGAAGTTAGCGCCGCTCAACTTAACCAAACCGTTCCTGCTGGCGTTATAGCAATATGGCCATTTGCTACAATTCCAACTGGTTGGTTGGAGCTTAACGGTCAAGCCATCGCAAACGCGCATACTGCTGTCCCAGCTCTTTTTGCTGCTGCGCCATTAGGTTGGAAGGTGTCTAACACCCTGAACCTTCCAGATATGAGAGGGCGTTTTCCGGTTGGTCAACATACAACCGACACGGCATTTGATACGCTTCAAGAAACTGGCGGAACGAAAGACGCTGTTGTTGTAACACACACTCATTCTATTCCCTCACATACACACGCAATGCCTGCGCATACGCACTCTTATACAGGAAATAGTGGGGGCACACACACCCACGGGTTGTCTATTGTTTCCACGGGTCAAAACACTGCTTCTGATTTCGTTACAAGGCAGACCTCTTTTATAAATGGGGGTTTTGCTAGCGGTGTTATGACCAACCCTTGGACCGCATATAACCCTCCGGCTTTATCTATGAACAGCGGATTGGCTGCACCAGTGGCAGGCATGGCACTTAGTTGGGAAAGCACTCATTTTCACACTGTAACCGGAGATACTAATAGTACAGGCTCTAGTCACTCTCATACGGCTACCGTAGATGGTGGATCTAGTGGATCTACTCAGGTTATAGTAAACCAGTCCGGTGGGTTATCAACCGACAATCCGACTTCTCATGTCAGCGGCACGAACCAGAACCTTCCGCCATACATGGTTATGCGTTTTATAATCCGAGCATACTAAAAAATCAAAGGAACTTCATGTTCAAACTATCAAGTTCCGGAGATTTTAAAAATACAGATGCTTTTTTAAAAACTTTATCAAATCAAAAAAGTCTATATTCTGACCTTAAACTTTATGGTGAAATGGGCGTTGCTGCCCTTTCTAAAGCTACGCCAATTGATTCTAGCGAAACCGCTAAATCTTGGGGTTATCGAATTCTTAAGGGTCGAAATGAATCCCCAGGAATTGCATGGTATAACACCAATGAAGAAGATGGCGTTAACATCGCAGTTTTAATTCAATACGGCCATGGTACTGGAACTGGTGGTTATGTTGCTGGCCGAAATTATATTAACCCGGCCATTAGACCAATCTTTGATATGATAGCAGATTCGATTTGGAAGAAGGTGACAAGTGCCTAGTATTGACAACCGCGTCGTATCAATTAGTTTTGATAATGCAGCGTTCCAAAAGAATGTTCAAGACACGATAAAAAGTCTTGATGATCTTAAAACTAAAATGAATTTTGGAGAATCTACTTCTGGATTTTCTGATCTCACAAAGGCGGCGCAGACCGTCAATCTTTCATCTATTAGTACAGCAGTAGACGGAATCGCTAGTAAGTTTTCTGCGATGGGTGCCGTCGCATTTACGGCTCTTCAGAACATAACAAATCGTGCTATAGAGGCTGGAACTGCATTCTCAAAATCTTTTACAATAGCCCCAGTTACACAGGGTTTTTCCGAGTACGAGTTAAAGATGGGTTCAATCCAGACCATTATGGCTGGAACTGGTGAGACTCTTGATGTCGTTAACGGTAAACTTCAAGAGTTAAACGCGTATTCAGACCAAACAATTTATTCGTTTGCTGATATGACGCAAAACATTGGTAAGTTCACTAACGCAGGAGTATCTCTTGAAGACTCCGTTGCTGCAATTAAAGGTATTGCAAACGTAGCAGCCGTTTCTGGAGCAAATGCTGAGGAAGCATCCCGGTCGATGTATAACTTCGGTCAGGCAATGAGTGCTGGTACCATCCGAAACATAGACTGGAAATCAATTGAACTGGCAAACATGGCCACTGTTGGTTTCAAAGACGAAATTATAAAAACAGCAGTAGAACTGGGTACTTTAACAAAGACTGAAGAGGGTTTTGTTACGGCCAATGGAACCGCCGTTACCTCAACAAAAAACTTCACACAGAGCCTTGAAGAAGAATGGTTTACAGCAGACGTTTTAACTAAGACGTTAAACAGATACTCCGATGCCACAACCGACGTTGGTGAAAAGGCAACTAAGGCTGCTACTGAAGTTAAAACATTCAGTCAGTTAATTGGTACCGTTAAAGAAGCTATTGGTTCTGGGTGGTCGGCATCGTTTGAAATCTTTATTGGTACGTTCGATGAAGCTAAAGCATTGCTCACTGAGGTTAACAATGCCATTGGTGGTTTTGTCGGAAGATCTGCTGATGCACGTAATGAGCTTCTATCAAAATGGAAGGCATTAGGCGGAAGAACCATTCTTATCCAAGGTTTACGCGACGCTTTCAAAAGCCTCGGCACAATTTTCAAACCAATTCAGGAAGCATTCCGAGAAGTATTTCCAAAAAAAACCGCGGAGGATTTATTGGAAATAACAAAACGGTTTGCCGAATTTACAAAAAATCTTGCGATAAGCGGAGAAACGGCAAGTGCGTTAAAGAGTATCTTTAAAGGAATATTCTCAATCTTTAAAATTGGCATTGAGATTGTAAAAGGTATTTTTAGTTTATTTAGTGGTTTGTTTGGTCTATTCACAGGCGCAGCTGGTGGAGGAATTCTTAGTTTCTTTGGGTCCATTGGTGATGGTATAACAAAGCTTAGTTCAGTTCTTGTCGGTGGGAATAAGATTTCGGGCTTCTTTAACTCAATATTCGAGACAATAGAGAAGCTAACTGGTAAAATTAACATCCAACCATTAATAGACAAACTTAAGAGTTTTAAGGATTCAATCCTTGGAATTTTTGGTGGTGGAAGTGATGGGTCTAGCTCCTCAGTGAAAGAAGGAGGAGATCAAGTCGTCTCCATCTTTGATAAGCTAGGTCAAGTTCTTGGTAAAATTGGTGGATTTGGCGAAAAAGTAGCTGGCACAATCGAAACAATCTTTAATGGAATTATTTCTTTTGGTTCAAAAGTTGTTAATGTAATCAAGACCGTTTGGAATTCTCTTACGGGAGTTTTTAGTGGAGATAACTTCGATAAAGCGCTTAAAGTGGCTGGGGTTGGTTTAATCGGTGGAGTGCTTGTACTTATAAGACGATTTCTAAACGAAGGTCTTGGCGGTCTTTTAGTTGGAACCGATGTAATGAAAGCCGTAACTAAGTTATTTGGCGATCTTGGAAATACATTAAACGCGTTCTCAACAAATCTAAAAGCAGACGCTTTGTTGAAACTAGCCTACGCGATTGGTATCCTGGCAGCGTCCATATTCCTTCTGTCTTTTGTTGACCCACTTAAAGTTGCTTTTGGACTTGGCGCACTTGGTGCTGGTATTGCAATTCTCACCTTCGCAATAAAAAAACTCAGCAATATCGAGCTTGGTCCGGGTGGGGTCGCACAAATTGTTGCATTAAGCGTCGGTTTAGGTATATTATCAGGCGCAGTTTTAGTTCTAGCTGCTGCGGCTTTTTTGTTAGGGCGTAGTAACTTAGAGGATGTTGCGATTGGTTTAGGTGCAGTCATAGTCTTTATAGGACTATTGTCTGGAGCTGTTAAGCTTCTTGATGGTATGGGAAGAGAATTACTTTCTCTTGGTGTTACTATCGGTTTTATTGCTGTGGGTATGATTATTCTTGCTGTTGCAATAAAAATGCTTTCTTATATAGATTATTGGGACTTGGTGCACGGTTTAGGCGCTATAGCTGTTGCGTTTACTGGGTTTATTGCAGCCATGAAATTAATGCCTCCAAAAACCGACATGGTTAACGTTGGCGGTGGAATAATTCTTATTGCTATAGGTATGCTTTTGTTAGCAGCAGCAATAAAGATATTGTCTAACTTTGATTACTGGGATTTAGGTAAGGGAATCGGCGCCATGGGCGTTTCTTTGGGTGTTCTCTTGGGTGCACTTAATTTAATGCCAGAGAAAGACATATCAAAACTCGCGCTTGCATTAATTGCCGTAGGTATAGCTATGAACTTAATTACTAGAGCAATTGAGGGTATGGCCGCGATAAACTTTTGGGATGTAGCAAAAAGCATTGTTGCGTTCGGTGTCACCTTTGCTCTTCTTGGTTTAGCACTAAAGACTGTAGAAAAGAGTGGCCCGGCCGGAGCTCTTGCGCTTATTGGTATAACCTGGGGTCTTGGTAAACTTGTAGATGTATTCAAGTCGATGGAAAGTATAGGATGGGGTACAATATTCAAGGCCCTTATTACTTTTGGTTTGTTATTTGCCGGACTAGCTATTGCGGCCGCTGTTGCACAATATCTTGCCGTTGGTCTTATTGTACTTGGTGGAACCATATTTGCTATCGGAGCAGGCTTTGCTCTAGCCGGTGCTGGTGTATATTTACTTGCTCAAGGACTTACGCTTTTAGCAAAAGCTGGAGAATCCGGTCTTCAATTCTTAATGAAGAATATTGACGACCTGCTCAGTCTTGTACCAAAGATTACATACGCCCTTGGTCAAGCACTTTTCATGTTTGTCGCTGGGTTTATAACTGGAATCCCAGAAATGTTAAACATGTTGCTTCCAATTTTGGACAAAATAGTAGATATGGGAATTCAATTAATTCCTAAATTAAAGATTTTATTACTAACCGCGATTGATGCAATCACTACTGTAATATCAGAAAGCGGCCCTAAACTAATTCTTGTTGGTTATGCTCTTCTGCTTAACTTCATAGAAGGATTTGCTGAAAATACAGCCGAGTTCACTACTGCTGTTGTTGATATAATTACAAACTTCTTAGCCGCTTTAACTGAGAGAGAAGAAGACTTACGGACTGCCGGAATAGATTTCTTAAGAACATATTTGACAGGCCTTACTGAAGGAATCAAGGAATTAGCCCCAGTAGTCGTGGCTCTAATTGTTGCGTTCATTGGAGAGGTTGGCAAGGCTTACTTACAGATAGTTCAAGCAGGAACCAAATTAATTATCGACTTCATCGTTGGTATTGGCGAAGCATCTGGTCAAATTGTCACTGCTGGTTTTACTACATTAATGAGCTTCCTCCAAGGTGTTTCGGATAACATCCAGAAGGCTGTTGATAAAGGCTTTGAGATTGTTATTGAGCTTCTCAATGGTGTTGCTAATAGCATTCGGGAAAATAAGAGCAAACTTGCAGAAGCTGGTTTGAACCTACTCGATGCTATATTTGGCGGCATTATCAGGAAAGCGCTTGAAGTTACAGCATGGTTTGTTGCCTTACCTGGAAAAATAATTGGTTGGATTGGTAACGCTCTAGGTACTCTTGTAACTAAAGGTGCGGAGTTCATAACCGGTCTTTGGACGGGCATTCAGGACCGAATAATAGGTGTAAAAACCTGGTTTGGTAACCTTGGAGAGACTGTTGTTGGATGGATTGGTGACGGCCTTAGCTGGTTGACTCAGATTGGTAAAAATATAGTAGAGGGTCTTTGGAATGGAATTCTTGCCATGAAAGATTGGCTTGAAGGAAAAATCGGTTGGTTTATTAATCTTTTGCCTGGTTTTGTGAAGGACGTTCTTGGTATTGAATCTCCTTCTAAAGTCATGCGCGAACTCGGTCTGAATATTGGTCAAGGTTTAGGTCTTGGTATCATGGACAGCGAAAAGTACACCTCCGACGCATCCAAGGATCTAGCTAGCTCAGTGATTGATAATATGTATGTTAGCGATAAAGATCTGGCAAACCAGACTATACAATCAATCAAGAATGCACTTGCAATGGTGTCCAGCGACCTTGGAAATATGGACGAATTCAACCCAACAATAACTCCAGTTCTTGATTTAACTGAGGTACAAAGGGATGCTCTTTCACTGAATTCCATATTTGCTATGTCGCCACTGTCAGCTTCGGCTTCTTATAACCAGGCAAGTTTGATCTCTACGGCAGAAAACCAAAGAGCCAATGCCGAAGCTTCAGTGTCTTCGACACAAGAGGTGAACTTTAACCAGGTAATCAACTCACCAACTGCACTGTCTACAAATGATATTTACAGGCAGACTAGAAGTCAAATAGCACTAGCTAAGAAGGAGCTAAGCCTCGTATGAAAATTACTAGCGTCGAACTCTATTCGAATAATAAACATGCGGCTAGCTTTAGCTTCCGAGATCCTGGCGCATTGAATCCATACATTGTCCAAGGTATATTTGGACTGGATGCGGATGAGATCATCCCTAAGTTTTACAGTTTATCTCCAGACGGTTTAAATAAATATTACGACCTTACTCTAAGAAATAGAGAAATCGTAATTAGGGTTGCTTTAAACCCAAACACCGATCTCAAGAAAACTTATTCTGAACTTAGGGATGATCTCTACCGTGCTATATCTTCGTCAAGGACCGGACTCATTCAACTTAGATTTAACAATAATCTATCTACAGTTGCTGCTATTTCTGGTCGGATCACCAAATTCGAAGCCCCCCATTTCAATCAAACTCCGGAAGTTCAATTAACTGTAAAGTGTAGCGACTACTTCCTTAGGGCTTTAGATCCAGTTGAAGTCAATTACTATATCTTAGAAACACCAACCACAATAGTAGATCCATTTTCGACTGCACCTCATGGGTTTAGTTTAAACATAAAGTTTACGGCAGATACACCATCGTTTATAATGCGAGATTCGGATACGCCATCTTGGATATTTACAGTTACTCCTGGAGTTATCGGTGCAAATACCGGTTTTAAAATTAACGATGAACTTTATTTTTCGAGCGAAAACGACAAACAAATCTATATTGTTCGCGCATCAACAAAGATCCAACTAGTTGACAAAGTGCAGCCCGGATCATTTTGGCCAATGATGTTTCCCGGAGAAAACGATTTTGAGGTCGTTACCGGGACATTTACTTGGGGGTATCTAACCTATTACCCAACTTATTGGGGCGTTTAATATGGAGATATTTAAGTTTAACCGGGATGAGTCAAACCCATCTTCGCCGATACTGTTCGAGCGAGGTTCAGCGATAAAAGATTTAAAAAGTGTAATGTGGGTTGAGCGGTATTTAGAATCTGGTGAATTTGAGATTGTTTCCGATCTTAGTTCAAATCTTCGAAACATATTACCCATAGGATCATTTATTTCCCACACAAACACTACCGAAGTTATGGTTGTTGAAAATCATGAAATCTACGGCGCGAGTGATGGTGAGCTGGAAATAAAAGTGACTGGGCGTAGTTTTGAAACGTTATTAGACAACCGTGTCGTTGGAGCAAACCAGTCGTGGGGTTCAACTGGCCAAGCAGTAAGTGTTTACAACCTTGCTTCTGGGCCAGTTTGGACGCAAGCAAAAACACTAATTGATAACCACGTTGTCTCAGGAATTGTTGTCAATTCACTTGACGCTATTCGAAACGTTGGTGTTATTGTAGACTCTGGTGTCGTATCTATTGCTGGAGACCCTCCAAATGAAATTCGACCACTTAAACGAGGAAGCGTTTATAAATCTTTATTAGAGATTTTAAATTTAGCAAACTTAGGTATTAAGAGCGTTCGGCCAGGATCATGGTCACCTTTACCGTCAAACCAAAATACACATCTTGCTCTCGTAATACATCGCGGTGTAGATCGGTCAAAAGAAGTAACATTTTCATATTCTTCTGGTGAGGTTGTAAACCCACAGTATTTCTGGAGTACTAGAAAATCAAAAAATGCAGTTCTTGTCACCGGTAAATGGCTAGAAATTTTAGTCACCGGATCAGAATCATATGATAGTCGAAGAGCTACCGTCGTAGACGCATCGGATCTAGATGATCCATATTCTAGTCTACCAACCGGAACAACTAGAGATGATATCATAGCAAAGATGATTACTATCGGTAGACAGATTCTTGCTAGTCAGAATGAAGTATCAATAAGTAAAGTTGAAATCTCAAAAAACACCACTCGATATAAGTATAGAACCAATTATAATGTTGGAGATTTAGTTTCCGTTGAGGGTAACTATAATACTTCCGCAATTATGCGGGTCGTCGAATATGTGGAAATTGAAGATGAAACTGGAGAAAATAGCTATCCAACCTTAGCAGAAATTTGATTTGGCGGTAAAAAATATGGAAAACGTGCACGTTATGTTTATTTCGGTAATCACAACGTTAGTTGCTTCGTCTGGCTTTTGGGCATATTTGATAAAAAGAATGGAGAAGAATAACTCTACCACCAAACTTTTACTTGGGTTAGCCCACGACCGCATCATATTTCGTGGTATGCAATATATCGAACAAGGTTATATAGATCAACATGACTATAAAGACTTTCGTACATATTTGTATGAACCATATAAGGAGCTCGGTGGGAACAGCACCGCCGATAGAGTTATGAACGACGTCACAAAACTCCCATTCTACAAGGAAGAAAAGATATCATGACTACAAAAAATATGTTAAGCAACCGGGTATACGACTTACTTAACGTGATCGCTATATTCTGGATTCCTGCAATCTCGACGTTTTACTTTACTATATCTTCGCTGTGGGGGCTACCGAATACGGAAGCGATTGTCGGGTCAATGGCAGCACTCGCCACTTTCCTTGGAACCCTAGTTCGCATGAGCAAGAAGTCCTACAACGCTAACGATAACAACTTTGACGGTGTTATAAATGTGACTATGCCAACTCCAGATTCGACACTTTACTCTCTGGAATTGAATGGCGATCCCGCCGACATTAACAAGATGAAGAACATGAACTTCAAGGTTAATCCATATTCAGGTGACTGATCGCAAATAATACAACTCCTATAATGAAAGGAGTGAGAATGTCACGTAAAGAAGACGACCTTAACACCGCCATCCAGTCTGTTATGGATACGATGGCAATGTATGGTCCGGATTCCGAAGAGTACCCGAAACTGGTACAGATGTTGGAAAAGCTCACCGCCCTCAAGAAACCGAGGCGCTGGTGGAGGCTTGACCCCAATACGCTGTTGCTGGTTCTCGGCAACCTCTTCGGCATCTTGATCATCGTTGCCGTCGAGCAGCAGGCTGCTTGGCGCTCAAAAGCGACCGACTTCATCATCAAGACGAAGACAACACCCTAGCAAAACGCATGTGCCGTGTGAGAATATAACCAAATCTTACACGGCATATGCGTTTTACAAACGCTATTTTTTTTTCATTTTTGAAAATTTCCCGGGTGGGATTTTTCGCCATAAGGTCGCAGAAATTACAATCCCTATAATGAACGACAATCAGTTAGGAGAGAACATGTTGTACATCATATCAGTAATTGCGCTGTGTATGATTACACAGACGATCGCCGATTGGCGATAACCCTCTGGCCCCTTAAACAAGGGCTATGGTTTTCTCGCAGGAAATACACCCCGTATAGTGAAAGGAGGTATCATGAACCAGCCAAACAGTTTCCAGAAGGGTATCAACCGACTGAAGCAGGAATGGGAGCGTCAGCCACTGACCGTGCTTTTCATCGCCGGAGTCGCAGCCACAGGGCTAGCGAAGCTTCTCGATGCGAGCAGTGCGGCACAGGGCCGTCGTGCCTACGCCAAGCAAGTCGAGTACCGTACTCGAAACAAGCTGTAGTTCACCAACCACCAAAGCCTCTGGCCCCTTAAACAAGGGCTATGCTTTTTCGCAAGAATTACAACTCTTAGTATGAGAAGAAGATAAGACACGACAGGTGTTGGTACATCTACCAACCTATCTGGTGCAACAGAAAGTTGCTAATCACAGTTTGCGTTGGGCTGTGAACCCTAGTCTTCTCACCTTATTTTTTAGACCATCAAACAAAGGATAATATTTTATGTCACGTCGTAGGTATGGATTATTTAGCTTTCTTTTCGACCTATTCATGTTTTGCATTACAGCTGGATTTTGGCTTATTTGGATTTTTGTTCGTGAGATGCGGAGGCGTGGGTGAAACCCGTTATATTTAAGCAAATCGAAAAGCTAGTAAGTCAAAACTCATCGTCAATTCTTACCGCATTAGGTATAAGTGGTGGTATAACCACGACCGTTCTTGCGGCAAAAGCAGGATATAAATCTGCTTTGATCATTGAAGCGTATGAACACGAATATGGATTAATCGTCACAAAGCGTGAAAAGGCTGAACTAGTTTGGAAATATTATATTCCAACGGCTTTATCTGGTGGACTTAGTGTTGCTAGCATAATAGCATCAACAAGAATTAGTTCACGAAAGACTGCCGCAATAACCGCTGCATATTCACTTAGTGAGAAAGCCTTTTTAGAGTACAGAGACAAAGTTACAGAAACTCTTGGTGATAAAAAAGAGAAAAAAATAAGAGACGAAATTGCCCAAGACCGGGTTAAAACGAACCCACCAAGTCAAGTAGTTATTGGTAGTGGTCCGGTTTTGTGTTGTGACTTATTCACTGGTCGATACTTCAACAGTGATATGGAAGCTCTGCGTAAAGCACAAAACGATTTGAATGCATATTTAATGCGTCATGATCGTGCAACAATCAGTCATTTCTATGACTTGATTGGGCTTCCTCATACGTCATATTCTTGGGATGTTGGTTGGACATCGGATAAACTTTTAGAACTTGACTTCTCGACGGTTCTTTCTGAAGATAAGAAGCCGTGTCTTGCTTTCGACTTTAATTATACCAAAGTTCTTTAGGTCGCACAAAAAACAAGCCTTATAGTGAGAACTATAAGGAGGATAGTGAAAACCAAGGAGCAAGAGAAAACCGTAACTCTCGACACCATTATGACGATCGTCATGAACTCGAACGTATTCGAGAATGTAATGATCGTGTACAGGAGTGTCGAGTATACAGTACGTCTCAGCGTTTTGAAAATTCAAAACCGCCAAAAGTGAAAACCCTCTGGCACTATAACAGGTGCTATGGTTTTGTCTCGCAGAAATTACAACCGCTATAATAGAAGTCCAAACCCACTACAAAAGGAGAAACCATGGACGAGCAGGAAAACACCATCGAGACCGTCGCCAACGACGAGACCTCGTCGGAGGACTCCAGCAACATCATCGGCAAGATCGTCGGCACACTCGTGACCGCGACCATCGGTGGTGGCGCTGTGATCCTCTGGAACAAGGTCCGCGCCAAGCGTGCGGCCAAGAAGGCGTTGCCCCCGCCCACCACGGAGTGATCCCCCAAAAGGGAGACTCAAAAACCCTCTAACCCCTTAAACAAGGGTTATGGTTTTTTCACTTTTAACACAGGAGAAATAATGTCACCAGAGAAATTTGAGTCAGTTTTCGAAAATCAAGTACTAGCCTGCCGTGAAACCTTAGTCCAAAAGGCTAAAGAATATGCAACCGACGACAGACTTCACAACTTCAAGGTTGCAGCAAAACTGCAAGGGACAACCCCAAGAGACGCGCTTTGTGGAATGATGGCAAAGCACATTGTTTCGGTATTTGACTTGTCTCGAAAAGAAGAACTTGCGGCAATGCATATTTGGGATGAAAAAATTGGAGACGCATTAAACTACTTGTTTCTTTTACGGGCGGTTGTTGAAGAAGAGTATTACGATACGCCTATAGCCGAACCGATGTTTTCAACAAACACCGAAACTAATTTTTACATAACAAACCAAACAAATAAAAGGAAATAAAAAAATGCTTAAGCGAACAGTAAACTACGAAGACTTCAATGGAAATAACGTCAGCGAAGACTTTTACTTCAACCTGACGAAAGCAGAGCTTTTGGAGTTGGAGCTTAGTTATGACTCCGGGTTTGCGGAGTCTCTCCAGCGCATTATCGATGCAAAAGACAATAAGACGCTTGTGTTTCAGTTCAAGAAGCTTGTTCTTCTTGCATATGGTGTTAAGTCTGAAGACGGTAAGCGATTCATTAAGTCCGATCAGCTTCGAGAGGAATTTCAGCAGACCGCTGCGTATAGCGCTTTGTTCATGGAACTTGCTGTAGACGCTAATGCGGCATCCGCATTTATTACCGGAATCACGCCTAGGGACTTGATTGATCAGGTTCAGGACAAGCCTCTGGGCCCTCCTCCGAGTCCGATTGCATCTGCTCCTGTTATGACTTCCGAAATTCCGCCCCCGCCTCCTGCAGCCTAATATAAATATGAAAGGAAAGGTTAATAATGTCTAAGAAAATCGAGTTTATAAAGGGCGCGGTTGGTTTTGTTGCCGGTCTTGGTGTTTCACAGATTATAAATGGTATTATTTCGTCTACAACACCAACCGACACTAATTACCAAAAAGCAACCGTTGCCGCTGGTCGCCTGGCCATTGGTATGCTCGTAAACGACCTTGTCCGACAGCACACGGATGCAAAGATTGATTCCGCTGTAGAGTGGTGGCAAAAAACTGTAATAGAAGTTAAGTTTAAGCAGATCAATCCACCTACTAATCCCGATCAACTTGATGGTCAATAATCAAAGGAAAAATATGGACTTTCCACCGAACAGTCATAAGTCAAAAGAAGAGCAAAATCCGGAAAAAAAGAAAGAGCTTACAAAAATTGTTTCCGGCGAAGTAGTGACCAAGAAAAAGCCACTCAAACAGCGAATCAAGGCTATATTTGTTGGCGGAGAGTTTAAGAACGCTGCCGCTTATATTGCAATTGACGTGCTAATTCCGGCGGCTCGTAATATGGTTGTAGATGCCACTACAAAGGGTATCGAACGTCTTATTTACGGCGAGTCATTACAGCGTACCAGACAGAACGACTACAACCGCTCACGCGTTTCGTACAATAGTCCGATTGACCGAAATCGTCAGCGTGGTGTTATGTTGCCTGATCAACCGCCATATCACGGAAGAAGCTCAAGAAACAGTAATGAGATAATCGTCAATTCTCGAAAGGATGCCGAACTTGTTCTTTCGACAATTGCCGACATCATCGAGACCTATGATGTAGCTTCTGTTGCCGATCTAAACGAACTTGTTGGTCTTCCGAGTACGCATATTGATAACAAGTGGGGCTGGACCTCAATCCGACATGCCGATCTTCGTCAGGTACGCGAAGGTTGGTTAATTGATCTTCCTCCGGCAAAGCCGATCTGATACTCCATATTTTGAAAGGAACGATATGAAAATTCAAATTCCGATTCAGGTTACACAAAAACTTGCTCGACAGGCCTTAATTCTTCGAAAGCATTCTCCTAGGATTATGTTTGTCGGTGGTATTGGTGGCGTTATAGTAAGTACTGTGTTAGCCTGCAAAGCAACGCTAAAGCTTAGCGACGTCGTTGATGAAGCAGAGACGACAATCTTTGGTATTCGAAACGATCTTAAGGATAGTCCTGGGTATCGTAAGGATCTAGCATACGTCTATGGCAAAACTGCCTATGACGTAGTGAAGCTTTACAGTCCTGCAATTGTCGTTGGTGGAATATCGATCGGTGCTTTGACCGGCTCGCATGTTACTCTCACACGACGAAATGCTGCCGTCACTGCCGCATATGCTGCTATGGCTAAGTCTTTCGATGAATACCGAGACCGCGTACGCAGAGACCTAGGTGACGATCGAGAGCGAGAGCTTCGACACGCAGTTGAGCTTGTTGATATTCCAGACAAAAATGGAAAGTCGAAGAAGAGCGCGGTTGCCGATCCTAACAGAATGTCGCCATATTCTCGCTTTTTCGACGAGTACTCCCCAAGCTGGCAGAAGAACCCCGAACTAAACAAGGTATTTCTTCTTGCCCAGCAGAACTACGCAAACCATCTACTTAGGGCTCGCGGACATGTATTCTTGAACGAGGTGTATGATATGCTTGGTTTAGAGAGGTGTTCCGCTGGCCAAATGGTTGGTTGGGTTATAAGCGAAACGGGCGATAACTTTATCGACTTTGGAATGTTCGAAGTTCGTAATGCCGACTTTGTTAACAACGTTGAGCGTAGCATTCTACTGGACTTTAACGTCGACGGCGTTATTTACGATAAGATTTAGGAGAAATGGTGAACAATGTGACTAGCGTTCTAAAGTCACAAGCTGCTAAGTACGTCGGAGTTGGCATTCTTGCCTTCTCCGGCGGAACAGGGCTTGGGTACTTTATTGGACGTAAAAAGAAAAATAAAGAAATGAATGTTTCTGAAGAAAGTGACGTTTCAGAAAATACCCAGTTGAGTTTGTTTGAGAAGTACCCAGCTCATAACCACCCACTTCCCTTGGAAAAGGGTGCCAAATCCAACGTCCCAAATCTTAATCCAGACCGACCTTGGATGAAGGAAACTTTAGTGCTTAACGAGGATTCGGCTGAGACAAAAGCGTTCGTTCACTCAAACAATCTTAAAGAATGGGTTAAACCTACTGTAGCCAAAATCGAACCCGAAGACGACGTCAAATATCTTAACATATTTAAGAGCAACGATGATCAATGGGATTACGAAGCAGAGATGGCCGTTCGTACACCAAACGCTCCTTACGTTATTCATAGGGATGAGTACGTTTGTGAAGAAATGGGCTACGAACAAACTACGGTGACATACTATGCAGGCGACGACATAATGACGGACATTAACGATGTTCCAATTTATAATCATGGGTCCATGATTTCGCCGCTTAAGTTTGGACATGGCTCCGGCGACCAAAATGTTGTCTATATTCGCAATGAAACACTTGAGCTCGAGTGGGAGGTTTTGCTGAGTACAGGTAGGTATTCGGTAGAAGTTTTAGGTCTTGAGGTCGAGCGTCACTATGACAATGACAACTTAGCGCATTCACGCTCAGTCTTAAAATTTAGAGACGAGTAAGTAATGTCGGAGCCAATTGAAGATGCATATTTCAACTGGCTGTACCAAAAAGTAGCTTCCGTTGGAGTTAGAACTCCTTCAACATCATACTACACACTATTAAGGGAGTTGCACTCAACAGAATTCATATGGCTTATTTCTGGCGACGATAATCGAGCTGAAGATGGTATAGAGCTTAGAAAAGAGTTCTTAATAAACACATCTTATGAATACGACTATTCATGGTTAGGCCTCCCGTGTTCCGTTTTAGAAATGCTCATAGCCTTTTCTCGCAGAGCAGAGTTTGACACAGACTTTAGCGAAAGAGAATGGTTTTGGATGTTTTTAGACAATCTAGAGCTATCCGAATTAAACGATACAGTTCTTGGTATACCGGGAATTGTAGACTCTGTACTAAATACATTTATTTGGAGAACTTATGATTCTAACGGACACGGGGGGCTTTTCCCAACGGAAAGTTTCGAAAACGACCAAAGAAAAGTTGAAATATTTTACCAGTGGTGTAACTGGGTTTTTGAAAATGATTTACTCTAAAAGGGGGTTACATGGACTTTTTTAAAATTAACATATCAGTACCAAAGTCGGGACCCCCAGTCGTAACCCCTAATTGGACAATTGATAGGTCAAAAGACTTAATGATTCGTGGTCGTTCATTTTATGCTATATGGGACGAAGAGAAGAATTTATGGTCTAGGGATGAATATGATGTTCCTAGATTAGTTGATGCCAAACTTTATGAGTATGCAAAAAATAACGGATCCGAAGTAATAGTCAAGGATCTTCGTTCGTTCCAAACTAATAGTTGGGCAACGTTCAGAAAATTTATTCAGAATGTTAGTGATAACAGCCATGAGCTGGATTCGAAGCTTATATTTGCTAACACAGAAGTAAAGAAGACTGACTACGCAAGCAAGAGACTTCCATATTCTTTAGAGCCGGGAACGTGTGATGCTTGGCAAGAGCTTTTAAGCGTTCTATATTCTGAGGACGAGAGAGATAAGATTGAGTGGGCTATTGGTTCGGTTATATCTGGGGACTCAAAGAATCTACAAAAGTTCTTTGTGTTCTATGGTTCTGCCGGAACTGGAAAGTCAACTATACTCAACATAATACAAAAAATGTTCGTTGGGTATGTAGCAACTTTTGATGCAAAAGCACTTGGTAGTAACAACAATGCCTTTGCAACGGAGGTCTTTCGGTCTAACCCGCTCGTTGCCATCCAACACGATGGTGATCTTTCTCGAATCGAGGATAACACCAAGCTTAACTCAATTGTCTCTCACGAAGAGATGACGATGAATGAAAAGTACAAGCCAAGTTATTCTGCCCACATCAATGCCATATTGTTCATGGGAACTAATCAACCAGTTAAAATTAGCGACGCTAAGTCTGGTATAATTCGCAGGCTTGTGGATATTCACCCAACAGGTGCTAAGATCGAAAACGATCGCTATAACACTCTAATGAACCAGGTTGATTTTGAGCTGGGTGCAATAGCATATCGGTGTCTACAACGATATAAAGAGCTTGGTAAAAAGTACTATAATTCATATCGTCCTCTCGAGATGATGCTTCAGACAGACGTTTTCTACAACTTCATAGAGAGCGTGTTCGACATATTTAAGAAGCAGGATGGCGTAACGTTAAAACAGGCTTACAGTTTGTACAAAGAGTTCTGCGTGGAAAGCGGCATCGAGAAGATGCTACCTCAATACAAAGTTCGAGAAGAACTAAGGAACTATTTCGAAAAGTTCGAGGATCGTGCTATGATTGATGGCGTATCAGTTCGAAGCTATTATTCTGGCTTCAAAGATCTTATTCCACCTAGCCCAAATGTTAGGGATGAGGATTACAAACTCGACTTTAGTTCTGAGAACTCATATCTTGACCGTATTCTATCGGATATGCCTGCCCAATACGCAAAAGCAAGTGGGTTTCCCGGTCGTAAATGGGAAGACGTACAAACAAAGCTCTCTGACTTAAACACATCGAAGCTTCATTTTGTAAAGGTACCCGAAAATCATATTGTAATTGATTTCGATTTAGTCGACGAAAACGGAGAGAAAGATCTTAATCGAAATATAGAAGAAGCGTCAAAATGGCCTCCAACTTATGCTGAACTTAGTAAAAGCGGAAAGGGCATCCACCTCCACTATCTATATTCTGGAGACGTGTCTAAGCTGTCGTCCATATTTGACATTGGTATCGAAGTAAAAACTTTGTTAGGTGACGCTTCGCTAAGACGACAACTCACGAAGTGTAATATTCTAGAAATTGCCACTCTTACGAGCGGGTTGCCCATTAAGGAAAAGCCCATGATTGATACCAAAACCATTAAAAGCGAAAAGACGCTTCGGGACTTAATCGATAGGAACCTCCGTAAAGAGATTCATCCCGGAACAAAACCGTCAATCGACTTCATCCATAAGATACTAGACGAAGCATACGATTCTGGAATGTCTTATAACGTTGAAGATCTTCGTCCTGTTATGATTTCTTTCGCAGCAAAGAGCACGAACCAATCGGCGCAAGCTCTAAAGATTGTCAAAACAATGAAGTTCTGCAGCAAAGATGCAATGAAGACTTCGGACGATGAGTCAAAGCCAATTGTGTTCTTTGACGTCGAGGTATATCCCAACTTGTTTGTTGTTTGTTGGAAGTACGAGGGTGATGACAACGTAGTTAAAATGGTTAACCCCTCACCTTCTGATATAGAGCCTCTTTTCGGAATGCGTCTCGTTGGGTTCAACAACCGTCGGTATGACAATCATATTCTTTATGCTAGATTCCTTGGGTACTCTAATGAAGAACTCCATATTTTGAGCCAAAAGATAATCGCTAATAACGATAAGGTTCTATTTGGAGAGGCATATAATCTTTCTTATGCTGATATTTACGACTTCAGCTCTAAGAAACAGGGTCTTAAGAAGTTTGAAATTGAGCTCGGTCTTCATCACATGGAAATGGATCACCCTTGGGATGAACCGGTTCCTGAATCAAAGTGGCCAAAAGTAATTGACTACTGCGTTAATGACGTCATCGCGACTGAAGCCGTGTTCAAAG